CGTCATACGCTGCACCGCCAAGTGTCTTATCTGATTCTATTGCAACTTTGATTGAGTTAGCACCTGTCGATGAAACCCACGAATCCAATGTATCTTGACCAGTTCTCTCGGATACACGGCTGACCAAAAGTAAGACAGAGAAATTGTATGTGGTCATTCCACCTTGATACGCGCCGTCATAACTTACAGATTGCGGCAAGACAATTGCAACTGGTGGCTTTGGATCGTCAGGAACTTTTGCTGCCGTTCGTAATCCAGTAATTGTTGCAAGGTTGGTTGCAATTCCCGTTCTAAGTTCTGCGACTGATGCCATTATGCAAAGTTTCTTGTTTTGCGATACGGAGCAATCAACTGCTCTACATCTGGATCAAGGTAACGGCTAACACGAACTGCGCCCATATCGCCGAATCCCGCAACGCCAAGTGGTGAATCTAAACGCTTGAACAAACGTGACGATTGAATTACACAAGCCTGCGTAATTGCGATCGGGACAGCAGGCCAGCCAAACACCGCAGTAACTTTTACCAAAGCCTGTTCTACTTCGACAGGAAACAAATAATTTTCTACTGCGCGGATGCGTGTGTATGGAACAGACAGACCATCGGTGTATCCGTTGTTCGGTTCTAGTTGATAATCAATGACTGCCCACGTTGTATCAAAAATACCATCACCAGCAGATGAAGTTTGTAGCGTGATCGCAGTTCCCGCAATGTCGTCAGTCTGTACAACGTAAGAATCGTCTGCTGCGTAGTAACGCGTGGCAGTACCAGATGAATAGAACGATCGCATTGCAAAACCATCGATAGCGCGTGATGCGGATTCAACTGCCATCTCGATTAGTGTGTCATCGATATTGTCTGTAATGCGCATTGCTGCTTTTACTTGTGCCAATGTGGCGTAGCCATTTGTGATTGCCAAAGTTTGCTCCCTGAGTCTGTATCTATTGTATGCCAGACAAAAGAAAACCCCTGACGAATCAGGGGATATCTTTTGGTTTTAAATTAGCCGTTTAGAATCTTATCTATTTTTTTAATACAACGGGTGCAGCCGAAATCATCTGCGTAATGTGGTTCTGTTGGAAAAACTATAAAACGAGAATTGCAAATGGCGTTTGTTTTTTCATCGTTACCTAAGTGAACGATGTTTGTTTTGCAATCCTGAACTAATGTAAAACCTAGTTCTATTGCTTTTGTTTTGTAACTAATCATTTCTTGCTCCTCTGTCCTAGCGGGTGTCCCCGCGCTGTTACGACAAGCATACGCCTATGTATAACATTTGTCTAGTTAATTTCAGAAGTTTTTTTGCTTAGTGCCATAAGGGTTTTTGATAGCCAATCCGAAATAGTTGCCCGCGCCTGTCCATCGTTAGGAACAAAATGCCCCTCATATTCATAGTCCACATCTATGTCTAATGTCGCATCATAAGTCGCGCCCGACAGTGCAGTTCCCAACCAAAAAACCCAATCATCAAATGGTGCGATGCTTTGATCAAATGAAATTTTTTTCCAGAGCCATTTTCTAAACGGTGAACCACACGGAATCATATTTGCACGCATACTTAAAATTTCATCTGCTGATGTTTTTGCAGGTGTCCAGAGTTGTCCTGTGTCGTATTGAAAACCAAGTGCTAATACGTCTGCTGTGCAATTATCAATCTTGTCTAACGCGTGCGGGCGATAACGATCATCAACGCCGATCCAAGCAATCCAGTCTGTATCACAATTCTTAATAGCAAGATTCATCATATTGCTGTACTCAAAATCACCAGACCAAGCAATGACTTTTATTCCATCCAAATTTAGATCGTCAGGAATAATTTGATCCCAGAGAACTAAAACAACTTCATCTGGTTTTCGATTAAGTTGATGTATGGATGCGATCCAGCCATTTAGTTTCTCAGGATAGCCGTGACAGATGCCAACTATTCCTACTGTTGCACGAGTTTCCAAAAGGTATCCCCCGCCCTGTCAATCATTTGCCGTAGCGCATCTGGATCATCCCAATCTTGTACAGATGTAATTCCCACATTGTCGTTCGTGTGTATTTTGCAACCAGACAAGACTGCTTCCATTACAGCGCGGCACTCAGATTCAAATGCCAATGGTAAATGTACAAACCATTCCACCCGCGCCATAGCATCTAGAACCACGGAACGATCGACATCAGTTAGATCGAGAAATGGCAAATCATTTTCTAATGCCCACGCGTGCGCTTTCAATCTGCCTTTTAACGGATGATTGCGAGCAGCCCACAACGCCATAGCCTTTTTATCGAAATGATTGTGACATTTACTTGTATCGAAATAAGAAAGCACCTGTGCGGTTTTACGCGGTTTTGCCCAAGATAACTCACGGCGCATATGCGCTGGCGTATGAGTAACGAATAGCCGACTGCCGCGAATTAAAGCGTTAAGTCCTGCGCGTGGTGTTTGTAAATGATGAACGAATACAAACGGGTCATACTCACTTAGCCGAAATAACTGCTGATCAGTGAATAGATCTGTGCCTGTAACCACTACGGAATCGAATTGGTGTATGTCGTGTGTATCGAATGTGTATGGCGTCACGATTTGTATATCAAAATCCAAAGGTGCTTGCTGCTGGTATTCCCAATCAGACATCTCAGCCCCGCCCGCGAACATTCCACTGAATACCGATTGCTGCCCCTCAGAGCCAATCTCAGGGGTTTTTACAACGTGGTGGGTATACCAGCCGACTTTCACGCACTTGGCCGTTCTACGCTGCGCTGTGCAAGAATTTCCAATGACGGCTTCCAATGCTTTTCATAGACAGTATCGGCGTTATACGTTTTGGCAAAATCAATTGCTTTCTGAGATCGTTCCTGCCCGCGATCATAGGCTGCTTCCAATGCTTCGACAATTCTTGGAATAGACGGCATATGGAACCACGCTGTTTGTGGCGCATCCCAAAGCGGTTGCCCATCTACTAACCAGCCGTCACCTAGTAGTTCCGTGGATGCCGCAAACTCAGAAACAATTACAGGTGTTCCGCAGGCTTGTGCTTCGACAGTAGGAATTCCAAAACCCTCACCATATGAAGTAGCAAGCAGAACATCCATCGCCGTGTAAATCGTTGCAAGTGTCTGCTGGTCAATTCCGGTGCGATACAAATAAGGATCGATGAACTTGTACTGATGTTTCTGTAATCCGACTGCCGCCAATAAATCAATTAGTTTGATTCCGCCTAGCGCACCCATCCAGTCTGTGTGTAAATACAAGATTGCATCATCGTGTTTCTGCGCGAACATTGAGAACGCCAAGATGTTTTCGCCAAACGCTTTTCGATTTGGGCTGATGCCTTTATTTGCTGCATTCATTCCGACTACAAATTTGTCGTTAGGTATGTCAATGAAATCTCTGCCAGTAATTCCTTTATGTCTTTTCATTGGCTTAAACACAGATTCAATTCCGTGAGGAATGTACAACGCTTCGATGCCAACATTTTCTAACATCGCTTGCCCGTACTGACTCATTGCGATCGGTGTAACAAAATCTTGCCTGCACCATTTAGCAACTTGCGGTGGTGCTGGAATGTGATCTATTGGAACCCAACTGGCAACATTCCAGTCTGCCCATCGTGGACCTTTGAAAACCCAGACATCATAAAGTGTAAAAAGAATGTGCGGTTGCTTTGGATCTTTCATTGTCCAGTCGTGCATATGCGCAGGGACAACATCATTCGAATACAAGTCTGCGCCACGTTGGTAAACGGGGATGCCGTTCCAGTCTGTGTTGCTTCCCTCTAATCCGTAGTTATTAAAAATCGCAACATCGTGTCCTTGTTCTTTCATTCGTTGCGTTACTTGCGCAGTTTGTGTTCCGTAACCAGTCGCAGCCCACGGCGCGTTGCTATTCCAACCGATTCTTAATGATGATTTGTTTTGCACAGGTTCTCCCTTGATTTATGAACAGCCTAATAACTAACCACTGCAAAGTCTAATAACCACGCCACAAAACAGTTGTTAAATTAACTAGACAAATGTTATACAACAAAGTATGATTGTAATAACAGCGAGGGTCAAACCTCTAGGACAAAGGATCAAGAAATGAAGTCTTACGCAAGCAAAATAGTTGCACAGCGCGAAGCAGCACGCTTAAACCAAATCGAAAAAGGAAAAAGGGTTTGGTTCGTCACAAGCGAAGTTGTTAATTTTAACCTTAAGCACGTTGTTAGATGTGATTCAAAATGAGCGACAAGCAACAGAACAGACTTTATCTAGCAGAGTCGCAAGCGGAACTAAAATCAACACAAGATTTTAAGACAGTTGCGGAATGCCAGAAGTACGTGAATAAAGTTCTAAACAGTAAAGCAGTCCTAGAAATGTTCAGCAGCAAGGAACTTTATCAGGGCGCGTTAGTAGTTACAGTTCTAGATGGTCGCGGATACCGCAGAGCAGTAGCGACAACAGATGGTCGTGGTGGGTTAGTAATTCAATTACCACGATGGGCGCGCAGTAAGTACGTCATACTGCACGAACTAGCACATCATTTAGAAAAGTCATACTCTGTAAACAACTGGCGCGAATCAGTCCGCATTGGTCAAACCGATCCAGTCACATATCAGTCCCACGGTGCGCGGTTTACCGCAACGCTCTTGTTCTTAGTTAAGCGAGAACTGGGCAAAGAAACACACGACAGGCTGGCGACTAGGTTATGGGAAAACCAATGCAAGACACTTGATGGCGGTCGCGTGGTTTCGGTATCGCTACCGCGCAAGCCAGCAGAGCAACAATCTGCATAAAGAAAAAGTGAACCCCGTTGGCCTGCGCTCCAACGGGGTTCACATTTATTCCTAATTAGGAACCAGCACCAGCAAAATACTTCACGTGTGAAGTCTGGATTAGGTTGCCATCCACGCGCATAGTTGCGCGGAATGTAATCAGGTCGTTCTGGAATGCGAAATCATCTGAACGATCAAGACGCAAACCGCCAACGGTGCGAACGTAGTAACTTGGCAAGTGGCCAAAGATTACTGACTTTGCACTTGTTGCTGGTGACGCAATTGCTGGGTTCTCAAAGATTGGGTAACCAAGCAAAAGATCACGAGCATCGGCAGATAGAGATGGGCTGAACAAGTACTGACCAGCATTATCTTTCAATTTACGAACAGCAGCGATCGCCTGCGCGTTCATCTGCCATCCTGTGCCTGGCAAAGTGCGACCAGCGGTATTCACACTGTAAACAAGATCGATCAAGTTATCAGCGGTGAATGCACCAGATACGGCAGTGCCGCCAGTGATGCCTGAGCCTGCGGCAGTAACGATACCAGTTGGCTGGGTTGTACCAGTACCAGTTGTTAGTGCGCCGTTGACTGCAAAACCAAGTGCGTTACCAGTCTGGGTTGCTAGGAATCCAAGAATATCCACGCCTGCATCCTCAACCATTTCACGGCTGATCTGTGTCAAGAATGAATACTTGTATGCACCAAGCGTTACGAATGAATTGAATGTTGGATCGCTTTCACCAATTGCTCCTGCTTCAGATGTAACCGTACCTGTGCTGTATGCGCTTAGGCTTGGGATCTGCAAGTTTTCGCCACCTGCGGTTGCAAGTGTGGTGGAAGTTTCTAGCATTGGTCCAACGTGACGGGCAAGCATAATTACTTGATCGTAGAATGATGTCGGAACTGGTGCGCCACTTGAACCCTTGGTCACATCGCGCTTCTCAAATGAGTGTGAGCGAATTTCGCCACGAGCAAGTGAACGGATTAGTTCTGCATCATTGATTGATGGTACAGAAACTTCTGGACGTGCCTGTGCTTCGAAACCAGCCATTGCTTCGGCAGCGCGCTCTTCACGTTCTGTCTGTGCTTTGATGGTGTCGATTGTTGCAGCACGCTGATCAAGGTCAGCCATGATGCGTTCGTATGTTTGGTTTTCTTCAGCAGACAAATCGCGCTTTTCTGCGGCAGCGGAATCTAGCAATGCTTTTGCTTCATCCCACGCCTTAGCACGAGCATCCACTTGCTGATTAATGTAATCAGACATAGTTACTCCCTAAGTTGTTGTTGTTGTGTTCTTACAAGATCTGCGTGGCTCCACAACAGTAAACGCAATGGTGGCTCCACTCAATTGCACAAGTCAATTATTGCACAAATAAAAATAGGCTCAGTGCCTTCCCCTGCACCAAGCCTATTTCTGTAAACAGATTATCGTGTTTCTGTAATTTTTTCCAATCGGGTTTCATCCACCGGTGAAAAGGATTTGACCTCAGTAGGTTTTTTCTTGCCAAATTCCGCAACTATGGCTTCAGAAATAGCATCGGC